AACAAATTATTCATCTTTAAATTAGACAAACATTTTTAAATTTATCTTAATTTTTTACCTTAAAAGTAGATATGGATTAATATTTGCAGGTGGAGCCATACAATGGGGTCCCTGCTGGGGAAGTGGTGTATTTTGCCAAAACATCATACAAGACTGTCCAGGAACATTACACTGAGACTCAAATTGTTGTTCTCCGCCAAGGTCGTTAACAAGAGGTTTGCCACCGCTGTAGATAACACCTCGTTCGGAGCCGGTACAAGTGTTGGGAGCACCTGGTGTTGTCATATTGAAAAACTGGCGGGCGGTAGTTTTAAAGAATTTATCGGTGATTTGCGGCCCGTTGTCCTGGAGGTATTGCCTGAGTTGATGACCTGTGGTAACTCCCTTGCCGGTAACTTCGTTAATAAGATAGCTGTAAGTGTCACTGCTATTACGGTAGTCGGTCATGTAATACCCAGGTTGATTGTAACTGAGAAATTGGTTTCCCTCTACAGTCGTTGGGACAAAATTATAACGTTGGAGCGGGTTCATTTTTAATAACAATTAATTATATTTTATTTAAAAAATTTAAAATTTAATTAATTCTTATTGTTCAGATTCATCGTCGGTGACCTCAACTTCTTCATATTCTTCATCGTTAATGATGCGTACGTTATCAGTTTCTTTTACTACATTTCTGATAACATCTGATTCTTTAGTAATCTTTTGTTTATTTTCTACAAAATCAGCAAGCATTTTTAATTGACGTTCCATAGTATCCATTCTTTTGTTGAAATCACCAGGTTGTGGTGATGTGGCCTGTGTCTTTACAACAACAAGTTCCTTTCGCATTGCCTTAATTTCTTGAAGAGCGACAATGCTTATACCTGCTGCAGCACCTGCGCAGATGAAAGGAAGCCACCTTGCTACAACGCTTGAGGAACCGGAACTTATGTTTTCCATATCTGGTACCGGGGTCTTTGTAAACGGCGGAGGTCGTCTAAACTTAGTATCCATTAACTAATAAATTTAAATAAATTTATATTTTTAAACGATTTTATAAATCAATCTTTTTAAATGATTAAATCATTCTTTTTAAATTAATAAAAGTAACAAAAAAATGAAGACTACAAGTGTGCCGTAAAAAAAAGTTATATTTTTATAAAAGGCCCCATTTTTGATATCACGCTTTCCTTCTTGCTGTTTGCTAATAATATAAAGCTCGAGTTGTTTGGCTTTGGCTTCATCATTTCGGTAAAGTGCTTTCAAAATAAAATCCTTTGTTATCGGCTCAGATATACCGTTGCTTATTAAAAGGTCGTATAAATTTGTAACCGATAAATTTTCTTCAGAGTGTGCAAATATGATATTTTTGTTAAATAAATTATATTTTCCAAGTTTTACAGGTGGTTTGTCAACTAACTTGGTATTAAGATTTTGTACACTAACTGGGTAATAATAGTGTTCTATAAAATCCGGATATATACACGTATTTTGACCCGGTGATGTATAACTCTTTTCACCTACACTCGCACTTGCTCCAGGACTTGTTGAAAACCGGTTCATACAGGCACATATGTTACAGATATCATCTGATTTTGGTTTTTTCATACTGCTTAACGCAGGTAATCGTAAAAATTTTTGATTTGCCGCTTCATCAAAAGCGTTATTTATGGGTATAATGATATTAACAAAACTCGTGGTTATATTATTTTTGTCTTCATCAAATGTATTTATGGTTGATACCATACATTCACTAAAATCGGTATCGCACTTTTTTGCTTCTTTTATATCTTCGCAAATTTTATCTACAGCGGCTTTATTAGCATAATGAATTGAATTTGTGGCACAGAGGTCTTTATTGTTACATAAAAACTGGGGGTCAGCGCATATTTCATTAAGGTATTTATTTATCTGTTCCTGTGAATCATTTGTTACAAATCCAGTACTTTTTGCCATTTAAGACTATTTATTAAATATATTATTTTAATTTAAAAATAATTAAAAATTATCTCTTGTTTGCTCTTCACCTAATTCGTTGATAATATCAACTCCAATAATAAATGTACCCAGGTAACTTGGGCTATCGGGTGTATTGGGGTACCTTAACTTGACGGATTTTTTAACTGTAACGTTGTAGTTACCAAAAACACCAAGATAATAGTCAGTTGTAAACCTATGACGCTCAAGGTGGCACTCTTTACAATGTTCGTTAAAGGCCTGGACAAAATTCTTTTCGCGGCAATAGTATTCCTCACCGACAACGACCTTACCACTGCTCATAAAATGCTCCAGTGAATGCGTATTTTGTGCCATATCACGCTGTGTATCACGGAAATATTCGGGTATACTAGACCAAAAGTCCTGTCCACGGTAACGGTTTATCGCGCTAAGATAGGCACAAGCTGCCTTTTTCATTATTGCTGGGAGTTCTCTATTAAGTTTTGTATCAAGGTCCGGGTCTTTGTTGTATACCTTTTTATTGAATTTGGCAACAACCAAGCGGCGACTGATACTTCCTGAATTGTCTGTATAATTCGGTGGCTCATTACCAGCAAACAAACCTGGTATCTTCCACTCGCAATAATGTGATTCCTTGTGCTTTACAGGAAGCTGCATGTCACCGCCCTCTACAAGTAACTGAAATTCACTCTGTTCTAACCTAAGGTCGCCTTTGATTTCCGGCGCCAAGAACAGCAACTTGTCTTTGAGACTGCTCAAACCAAATGTTTTCTCTATATTATTTGATAAAACTCCGACATCGCAGGTTTCGTAAAACTTCTTAACTATCTTGGTAATTGTTGATTTACCGCTTCCTGCTATGCCTTCTAAAAACAAGGCAACCTGCCAATTATCGAGTTCACCAAGTTCAAAAAAGAGTCTGCCGATAAAAACATAAATCCACCGCGATACATCTTCGTTAAATTCCTGATAGTCTAAGATTTGCTGAAAGTTGGGAGTCGGTACTAGGTACCAGTCTTCTATCTCATCAAAATTATTGAAATCGCAATTAAAAAATTTACAGGCAACGACATCAATATTTAAACTTTTGGTAAGCTCGGCACCGTATTCATAAAAATGGTCGGTATAAAGTTCCTCTTGGCCAGGTACGCGTTCCTTACAGCAATAAATACCATTTCTAAAAGCAAAAACGTGCCTGTCTTTTTTAAGGTCCGTTATGCGCGGGTCCTTACAGTTTTCTAAGAATTCAGTTGCGTTTTTGATGTTACTCGCGTTACTAGTTAAGTTATGCCACTGGCGATAATCCTGGCAAAATTCTGTTTTATCGTAAATAAACTTTCTTATAGTTAACTTTTCACGCCAGGCGTGTGTAAAATATGAATTGTAATAAATCTTTTCATATAAACTGTCGCCGTAACGCTGTAGACCAGTTAAATAAATTGAGTCTAGGAGATACAACAGCAAATTCTGAAAAGGGCTATTTGTCTCTATGTTAGGCTGCATCCATCTAAGCTGGCCAAGGTCATCTTTAACTTCCAGACCTTCATCGGACTGGCTATTTATTAAAACGTTACCAAATTTGAGAATTTTACAACAATAATCAATACTCTCAAAAATTTTATTAAATGTCACTGTAAGCTCTTCGTATTTTTCATCGGGTGTGTTTCTTATTATTTCTTGTTGAAGAAATACCACATTATATAAACAACGTAAATAATTTGTATTAAGTTCGGTGTATGTAAATTTTTCACCTTGAAGCCCAAAGTTATGTATAGCTTTCTCTACAATAGCCGTTATACTTTTATTTCCAGCTAAAACCCATTTCGCTTGAAATGACTTGAGGTAACTAAACAATTCAGCTTCTGTTGAATTTTCAAATCGTGTCTTAATACCAACTATCTCTTCATAATCATTCATCTCCAGAACGCTACTCGCGGCCTCTTATACCTTTATAAAGGTTTTATTTTTTAAGTGAATTTATTTTTTTAAAATCGCACCTGGACAGTTATGTGCCACCGCGACTTATAATTTTGTAGAATTTTCATAACATAACTGACAAAACTGCCCGTAATTAATCCTGTCAAATAAGTTGACATTTTGCGAATAATCCTGGATTATACACCAGATATACCAGATATCGTCTCCATACTTTAGACAATAGTCATCAATTGAAAGCACCCTCTTGCGTTTTCGTCTTGCATTTATGGCGTCAAGTTGTTGAATATGTTCATGGTTCTCTTGTGCTTCTGATTCGTCTGATGACTCGTCTGGTTTTTGGGGGTAAATAGGGTAATAATCATTTAAAAGGTCCATTTGTTTAATTGACGTTAAAATTACATTTATTGTTTCTTTAAACAATTTAAGTAAAAAGTTACTTTAAGTTAAATTTAAATTAATTTAAATTAATTTATTTTAATTTTTAACGACAAGGTCTTGCGAGGCGGTATACAACGTAAAATGGTGCACAGCATAATGCGATAATTACTTGTAAAAAGTCAATACCACCTGATGCTGTCTTACATGTAAACGCAAAATAAAGCGCCACAAGCGTTAATAGATTTCCGATAATATGTGAAACGTTGTCAACTGGCCTGGAGTCTACAATAATTTTTGGTACAATTACGGGTGCTGACGACGATGCACCTGACGAACCAGACGACGATGCACCGAAGTACGATGCATTTCCTGTTTTTTCATGTGCTGCTACTGCTGCGCTACCAACTGAACCAAACCCTGCGAGTACATTTTTTACGGTACTTGAAAGAAATACGGTATTATCCATTTGCAATTATAATTAGAGTAATTAATTTAATTTAATATTTTATTTTAATTAAATGGAAAATTGTAAAAATTGCCAATGTAACAGCGAAAATGATATTTACCAAAATGTTTACCTGGCAATAGCATACCTTTACATCGTGTTGGGTATTTGCTTTATGGCTATAGACAGACACCTTCCTAGACAATACATGGCGCTTGTAGTTTATTTTGTTTTTAAAATGGTTACACAATACGATAAATGTACGTTAAGTTACATAGAATGTAAATTGAGAAATGTAAAAAAAGAAAATGGATATCTTTATGATTTTTTACACTCAATTGTTAGTCTCCGCGATACTCCACACGCGAATTATTTTTACATCATAGCTTTTATTTTTGTAATATTTTACCTTCAACAACGTTAAATTAATTAATGTTAAATGTTCAATTATTCAACATTAAGTTGTTTAAACTGGTCTCTAAATTCTTTAGAATATGTCATTGAAATTGTGGATTCTTCTTTTATTTCAACATTTTCAAGATATATATAATTAAAAAGAATGTCAGCTTGCTGTTCAGGCGTGGCATTAACAAAGTCTGGTTCAAGTGCCCTGGTGTTGAAAAACCCTATGTACCGTTCTTTCATGGAAGCACGGTTGGGCGTAATCTTCCTTTTGGATTTAATAAGCTTTAAGGTACCAAATGCCAGGTTACATTTTGTAACATTGTTTATTCTAAGTTTGGGAATAACTACTTTGTATAGTTCCTTCTTTTTCCTGTTAAGAATCTTTAACTTTTCTTGTGTTATTTTAATTGTCTTGGAAATTTCAGCATATTCCTTAACCTTTTCGGTAACATCGTTCATTTCATCTTCGTCGGCCATTTCTTTTATTAAAAATAATCTATTAATTCCTTAAATAATTTTTTATCTTAAACCGCTTGGGCCAGTACGTTCAGTAGCTGAGTTAACTTGGCCAAA